GCTACTGCATTACCTGCTGGGCGCCGGATCCGGCGAGCCGGGATGCAATCTGCTCTACGCTGGACTCGGTGCTATCGGACACGCGCTGGCTGCAATTGCCTGACCAAGCGGCGCGGCTACTGTGGCAGAGCACGCGGAGTGACGACGTACCGTCGAAAGCCCGGCTGTGGCGGCGCGACCTGACCTATACGGTGCGCTACTGGACCACCCGGACGACGGCAGCACCCCCGATGCTATGGGGCGGAGGCCAGCTCTCAGGCGTCCCGTTCGGCGACGTAGTGCCGGGCCCGGCAACCAGTACAGTCTATGAAGATATCGGCGGCAACCTGCTGACCGATAGCAGCGGAAATCTAATTGGAGTGCCCCCCGGGTGAGCGGAACCTATGTCCCGGTGCCGATGTCGGTGATCGCCGCCCAGGCGGCCACTATCATTGCCGGCAACGCATACGCGGGGGTGGACCTGTCGGATGCGTCCGTAACGCCGCCCGACATGGGACGGACGCAGCTCTTGGCTACCGCGATCTCGCAGCGCCCCGGTATCTCGCTTTCGGCGTCTAATGCGGCCGGGAATGGTGTGACAGACGACACCGCCGCGATCAACACGTTCCTAGCGAGCTTCACGGCCGGCGCACGCGTGTCGCTGCCGGCCGGGAAATTCTATCTGATCAACAGCGGTAATCTGGTGGTCCCCGCCGGGGTGACGGTCGAGGGTTCCGGTAATCCGTTCGCGCTTGGCGGCGCGGCGATGTTGGCGGGCTGCGGGTTCCTGCTGAACCCTGCGTACTCGATCGTCATGGGCGATCACTCATGTCTGCGTGGCGTGCGTGTGCTGCGCACCGGGCTGCTGGCCGCGCCCACAGCAGCCGAAGCGATCGCGTCAATCACAACCTGGGGTGCTGAGAACAGCGTTGGCATCTCAATCCCGCTGAACATCAATGGTGTGGTGATCCATGATGTCGGGGTAGTTGGCTTCAACACCGCGATCAAAGCACAAGCGGGCGACTTTCACCTGCACCGCATTTGGATCGACTGCTACAATGGCGTAGCAGTCACCGACGCAGGGGACAATCACTATCTATCGGAGATCCGCTGCGAGCCGTTCTATTGCATTGGCGGAGGTGTGCCGGCTACTGGCGGAACGTGGGATCGTCCAGGTGTGGCCTTCAATCTGTACGGCGGGAATACCGGCGGGACTCTGGACCGTTGTTTCAGCTTCATGTGGCGGACCGGCCTGGTCATCAATGCGATCGGCGTGACCCAAATCACCGGATGCGGGTTCGAGGTGCAGGCGAGCCTTCTCAATGGCGCCAATTCGAGCGCCACGGCTGGCGTCGTGTTCACTTCCGGAACGCATAGTCCCGAAATCATTGTTGCAGACTGCTATCTGAACGGATTTGGAACAGGGGTGAATTGGGGTTCGTCCGGCGAGATGACCTGGACGGGCGGCGCTATTGTCATTGCAGATGATGGCCATGCGCCGGGCCATGTGGTCACTGGCGCGGGTCAGCCCGTATATGGCGGCTTCTACCACGTTCAGTTCAATCTTGGCGGCAACACGGCGGCGCCCCCGATCTTCACGGTGGCGTCCGGGGCTTACGCGGTCAAGATTGTTTGTCCGTTCATTACGAATGGCACGTTTGCGGGCACCTGGATCAGTCTTCCGGGGGGTTCCACCAACAGCCAAGTTGACATCGTCAATGCGCATGGCGTCAACGGGGGGGCACCAACCGCGGCAACTGTCCAGACGCACTTCAACGAGAAGGTTTGGGCAACAAGCGACAGCAGCGTTGCTGTTATCGACGGTAGCCCATCGGCCTCGATTTGTGCTGAGTCGAGTACGTCCGGCGCGGCGAGCGCGCAGAACCTCGCGCTGTGGCGGTCGGGGACTCAGATCGGCTCATTGCGCACGGTCCCTGCCGGCGGCTATCAGCCTGCCACGATACTGCAGACTGACCTCGCCAATGGGTCGCTCGTGCTGGCGCCGAATGGCACGGGCGCGATCATGGCTCAGGTGCCGGACGGCACGGCGGCCGGAGGCAATTCGCGCGGCGGTGGCGTGGTCGATCTGCAGACGACTCGAAGCACCGCGTCGCAGGTGGCTTCCGGCGGGCGATCGGTGATCGTCGGCGGCGGCGGCAACACGGCATCCAGCACGTTCTGCGTAGTCGGCGGAAACAGCAACAACGTCTCGGGTGGGACCTCAGTTGCTTTCGGGTTTGCCAATCAACTGAGCGGAGCGAATTCATCGGCGCCGGGCGGCGCGAACGCCAACGATCACGGGCGTACTGGCGTACTTCTGTGGAGTTCCAATACAAGCGCGATCCCCGGCACGCAACAGAGTGCCAAGCAGATACTCGGGGGCTCCAGCAACGGCACTACGCCAGTCCGGCTGACGGCCGATGGTCAGGCGGCTGGCGCGGCGAACACCGTGAACATTCCGAGCAACACTGCTTATGCGGTTCGGATCGTTGTGGTGGGCCGCCACGTCAGCGCGCAAGACGTGGCGGTGTGGCGGCTTGATCCAGTCATTGTTTCGAGCGGAAGCGGAGTAAATACTGTCACTGTTGTCGGTGGTGGGACGGCGATCGCGCCTACAACGTCGGCCGGCACCGTCGCCGGTTGGTCGATCAGCGTGACGGCTGACACCACAAATGGTGGCTTGAGCATCACCGCCACCGGTGCCTCCGGCTACGTAATCGACTGGACCGCCGAGGTGAGCGGACCCGAGGCCGGATAGCGCTGATAGCGCCGGTCGCAAACAGGAGAGAATGACAAATGCCGATCGTCCAAGCGGGCGCGCTCAACACGACCGCGCTGGTTGTGCCCGATCTATATGTGCAGATCGTGCCACCGCAAAACCTGGTCATAAACGGCGTGCCAACCAACGTCATTGGCGTGGTCGGCACGGCGTCATGGGGACCTGTCGGCCAACCGACGACCGTCGGCACCATGGCGGAATATGCCCAGCAGTTCGGGCCGGTAGTGAACCGGAAATACGATATGGGGACCGCGGTCGCAATCGCAGTCCAGCAGGGGGCGCAAGACTTCGTGTGCGTCCGCGCGACCGACGGCACCGATGTCGCGGCCTCGGCGATCTTCAATGGCTCCGTCGCCTCCGACTGCTCGTTTGCCGCGACTTCGCTTTACACGGGCTCGCTCGCCAACGGTGATGTGCTGACGCTGTCTGTCGGTGGCGCACCCGGGACCTACAACCTCACAGTGGTGCGGCCCGGCATGCCAGGCGAGCTCTATACGGGCATCACGGGCACTGGCGCTGCGTTCTGGACCAACCTGATCGCAGCCGTAAACACCGGGGTTGGCCAGCTGCGCGGGCCGTCGCAGCTTGTCGTTCTGTCGACTGGTGCGGGAGCCAATGCGAGCGTCAGTCCATCCAGCCTTACGCTCCCGATGTCCATCACGCTCGGCTCCGCCGCCGGCGCCGCGGCCGGCAGCGACGGGGCCAGCGGCGCAACGGCCACGACGTTGATCGGGCAGGACATCGTCCCGCGGATGGGCATGTATGCTCTGCGCGGGCAGGGATGCTCGATCGGCGTACTAGCAGACACGGATACTTCCAGCACCTGGACGACGCAGGATCAGTTCGGGCTTAGCGAGGGCATCTATATGATGCTGGTCGCTCCGGCCGGGTCGGTGATTCAGAACGGCAGCACCGGGACGGTCGATCTCAAGAACGCGGCCGGGCTGAATGATTACGCCAGCAAGCTCCTGCATGGTGACTGGATTTATTGGAACGACCAGACCAACAACGTGCTGCGGCTGGTTTCCCCGCAGGGCTTTGCGGCCGGGCGATTGGCCAACCTGTCACCCGAACAGTCCGGGCTCAACAAGCCAATCTACTCCGTGGTGGCGTCGCAGAAATCGGGCGTGCCGGGGACCGGGCAGACGGGTCAGTATGCGTTGGCCGATCTGCAGCTCCTGATCGAGAACGGCATCGACGTGATCTGCAATCCGCAGCCCGGTGGATACTATTGGGGTCTACGGGCAGGGCACAACTCATCGACGAATGCGTCAATTGATGGCGACAACTACACGCGGCTGACCAACTATATCTCGGCCAGCCTGGCGGCCGGCATGGGCATTTACGTCGGTCAGGTCATCAACTCGACGCTGTTCCAGAACATCCGGGCGACGCTGCTGGCCTTTCTGCAAAATATGCTGAGCCAAGGGCTTTTGGGTTCGCTCGATGGCAGCACCCCGTTCTCTGTCATCTGCGACACCACGAACAACCCGCTATCCCGCACGTCCATCGGCTACGTGCAAGCTGACGTGCAGGTGCAATACCAGGGGATCAACGAGAAGTTCATCGTCAACCTGCAGGGCGGCACTACCGTCCAGGTGACGACGCAGACGCTCCCGACCGGGCAGGTTGGCTCCTGACCGCCGCCGTTCCGTAACGCTCGTAACCTGATGGAGGCCGGTGGTGTCCGGTACATACAACAATGACTTCTCACTCGGCAATGACTGCCGCGTGGTGCTGATCCTCGGCTCGCTGGGGCGGCTCGATTTCTCCCATGTGACCGGCTTCTCCGCCAACCAACTGGTCAAGAAGCTGCGCGTGCCGGTGCTGAACTATCCACCGCTCGGCCGCGACATACCGGCCGGCTGGGAAGGGTCGTTCGACGTCGAACGTGCCAACAGCGTGGTGGACGATATGTCGGTCACGCTCGAGGCGATGTTCTGGAACGGCCAGCGCCTGCCGACCGGGCAGCTGTATCAGTATCTGAACGAGGTGGACGGGTCGGTGTCCACCTATCTGTTCGAGGGGGTGACCGTGAACCTGCATAGCGCGGGCACGTTCCATCAAGAGCAGACTGTGAAACAGACGGTTGAGTTCTTCGCACGTCGTCGGGTGCGGCAATAATGGGGGAGGCGATCGTCAGCACTGATGCGTCGGGGCGGCGGCTTACGCTGCGAGTCCTTTCGGCACGGGAGAGGTTCGAGCTGTTCAAGGCGATTCCCAATGAGCAGCAGGGCAACCTGTCGTGGATGGGGTGGACGCTCGCGGCATGTAGCGTGCGCGCTATCAATGATGTGCCGGTGCCTATGCCGACCAATGAGAAAGAGATTGCGGCTCTGGTCGCGCAGCTCGACGATGATGGTATCGAAGTCGCGCAGCAGTTCATTATAGATCGGCAGGACGAGCGGGCAGCACGGGCAAAAAACTTACCCAGGACTCCGGCTTCCGAGAAAGCCTCTGGCTCGTGAAGAACGGGGTCCCCTACGACGTTGCATTCGAGATGGATGATGCCGATCGGCTTGCCCATCTGATAGTGTTCGGTGAGTACGAAGGCAACCACTGGAACTGGCGACGGATGGGTTGGGAGGAGCGGCGATGAGGAGTTTCGACCTGCCGGGCCTTGCTGCGCATCTCGACAGTCTGGCGGCCGGCATCGCGAAGGAAGAGCGTGTTGCGCTCGATTGCGCAGCACGGCTGATCAAGGCGGAGGCAAGACAAGCGATCGGACAGCATCAGAGCGCGATTGGACTCCCGGCACTGGCGGACGCTGATCTGCGCGACGGCATCGAGCACGTGGTGCTTACGGGCAGTGCACATGTCGGCTCGAATCTGCCGGAGGCTGAGGCTCGGGAATTGGGTAGTCCAGCGGTTCCGCCCCAGCCGTTCCTGAGCGGTTCGGCGTTCCGCAAGGCAACGGAGGTGTGCGACCTCATCGGTGATCGTTTCCTGAACTTTCTTACCGGCACGAAGAGCTAGGCGCAGCTCTCCGGGCAGCAGCGGCAGTTCCATAGAAGCAACACATGGACGTTTATCGCATTAGCGTCACCATTTCGATGGTGAACAACGCTTCAGCAGTCCTGGGTGTGATCCAGCGAGACGTGCTGACGTTGCGCCAGTCGGTCGAGATGCTGACAGGCGGCTTCACTGCGGCAAAAGCCGCGCTCGCGGGGCTTGGCGCGGCGCTGGGAGGCGAGGCTGCGCTCGGAGTAATGGGCAAGCTGGCAGGTCAAGGAAAGGAGCTGGCGCGTCAGCAGGGCCTCCTCAAGGACCAGTTGCGGCATATGCCGGCCATGATTCCTACCTTGCCGACCGGAAGAAGCACGAACGTCGCGGCGCAAGCGATGATGGCAGCGAGCGAGTCCGAGGACTTCAAGGGCGCACACCAACTGGCTACGGCATCCGGCAAAGCGGCCCGTGACCAGAGCAATCTGACTTTCGATATCGAGGCTCGACTGCTGGGGGGGTCGATACTCGGCGTTGGGGGTCGAGACCAGTCGTTTGACCGGGCGAAGACGCCGACTGTCCTGGACGGTTCGCGAAAACCGAACCCGTCTACGGTGACGAATTCGGCGATCGGAAAGAGTAGCTCTATTGACCCGATCTTGTCGGCTCTGGCCCAGAGCATGATCGCGAGTGGCGGCAGTGCCTCGATACCCAGGGCTGGCAATCCGCTGCAGCTAGCAGTCCGGGGCTTGACAGGCAACGTGATGGGAGGCGTCCAACAGGGCGAACGTGCACGGGCAACTGAACTTCGGACAAATGCTTATCCGTTGGGCGATGATGTCGCCAAGCAAATAGGAGCCTTGCCCGCTACACAGCGAACAGGGTTCGCGACAGATTTGGATCGTGGCGGATCCGGGATCAGCAGCGTTGACGCGACGGCGCAGAATGACCCGACCGCGACTACCAAAGCGTTCCGAGAAACGTGGAACAACCTTTTGACCACGCTCGGCGCTCCGCTGGTGGATACCGCGAGCAACCTGATGGTGTCGCTCACCCATGCGATGAATGACTTCAGTCAATGGGCGGTCGCGCATCCCGAATTGACAGGGGCCATCGAGAAGACTGTTGGCGCACTAGCGACGCTGGCTGGAGCGGCCGGTCTGTTCGCGATCGGAGCAAAGGCAGCGACTGCGCTCGGTCTGTTGACAGGCCCAGCCGGGTTGATCGGATTGGCCGCGGGTATCGAGACTTTGGGCAAGGTATTGCCGTCGATGCCTTCTTGGCCAGAGCATTTGGCGGCAGGCTCGGCCACTGGGCTGGCAATGGGCTCTGTCGCGTCTATCGTCGGGACACCGAGCGGGGCTACGAACGGAGTGGGCTTGGGGACGCTGAACTCGGGCGCGACGCGCGGCATCGGCGCGCGGATGCCGGTTGGGAGTTCGGCTGTACCTCCGAGCGCGTCGAGCACGGGACCGACCGGACCGCTGCCGGTTTACGTGGTCAACGGCCGCGATATTGCCGATGGAACCACCGCGCACCAGGCAGCGCTGATATCCTCGCCCCCTAACGGCCCGACTGGGGGTGACCCGCGGATGAGCCTGCCAATGCCGGCTTTTGGTGCAATTGTTGGACTGTAGCGCATGTCGGGGTTCGTTTCAGCCGCTATCGGCATCGCTGGAGCGGTATCGGAGATCCTGGGGCTTGGTGGGGGCGAAGTAACGCTGGGCGGTGCCACATTTGCCGACCTCGCACTGCCATCGAGGATGACGTGGGGCGGCCAGCAGAGGTTGGTGCGCCACGTAGCGCCGGGCGGCGTGGTGGTGATGTCTTCGCTTGGCCCGGACTGGAAGCCGATCTGTTGGAGTGGGGTCATAGAAGGTCCGGGCGCCTCGTCACGAGCCAAGCTGCTCTACGCGATGATGCTGGGGGCGCAGGCGGTTCCACTGGCGTGGCTTGACCAGCTATGGGTCGTGGTGATCCAAGAGTTCTACGCTGATGACACCACAATCGGTTGGGTGCCGTATCGGATCGCCTGTGCGGTGAGTGCTGACCCGTCGCAGCTTGGCGGACCCGGTGACCCAACCCTGTTGGACCAAGTACAAGGCGACATCAGCGCTGCTCTGGGTTTCGACGTAGTGGATAACGCCGGTGCTGCGATGCCAGCCATAACCGCCGTGCAGCAGCAAGCTGCTATGCCGAATGCCCTGACCTTTGGCTCTGCGGCGTTCACAACACTGACTGCAGATGTGGGTGCGGCCCAGGTCGCCGTGGGCAATGCGATCTCGGAGGCCGAGAGCGGCTTAAACGGGTTGGGTGGCTCGGGGGTGAGCGGTCCCGCGGCGGGGCTCACCTGGATGAATACTGCTGCCACGCAAAGTGGGGATCTCGCGAATGCTGTGGCGGCGAACGGGTTGATGGGCCGGATCGCTAGCAATCTGGCGAATGCGAGCACATGAATACTATCTCGGTGGTGGGGGGCGATCTGTTCCATATCGCCGCGCAACAGCTTGGAGACGCGACGCAGTGGATACGGATTGCGCAGTTGAACAGGCTGGTTGACCCGAACATACCCGGGCCGATGATCCTACAAATCCCGGATGTGAATCCCAATGCCACAGGCGGCGTCGCGACGCAGTGACAATGCCGATCAACAACGCCTATTCGCCGCCGGCGGTGATCCGGCCGCGGCTGCGGGTCCTGGTGAACGGGGTAAGCATACCAACCGCATTTTCGGCCTCGATTACCAGCACGAACAACTATCACGGCGATCGCTACACGGCGACGCTCGCGCCACCGATCTCGGGGCTTGGCAGCTTTGCGTGGTGGGAGCAGCAGACCGACATCGCCGCTGATGTGCAGATCGGCTTGGTGCCTCCTGGGGCACCGGAGAGCGCGGTGGTGTGGCAATCCATTGTGCAGGGGCCGGTGGATCGCACCACGCACTGCTTCAACGCTGGGGCGATCCAGCTCGAGGGCCGCGATTACACGGCCAAGCTGATCGACTTCAAAACCGAGCTGGCGAACGTCAATCAGACATCGAGCGAGATCGTCGCGTCGTTGGCCGCACAAGTCGGGCTGCAGTCACAGGTGACGCAGACCACGACGCCGGTCGGGCGATATTACGAGTTGGAACACGCCAGCGTGCAGCTCAATCAGTTCCATCGGGCGATCACCGGATGGGACGAGGTGGTGCTGCTGGCCCGCTACGAAGGGTTCGACGCCTTCTTTGTCGGTGATACGCTGTATTTTCAGCCGCCGGTTGCGGTCGGATCGGACCCGTATTTGCTGTGGTGGCAACAGGACGATCAGGGGCAGGTGCAGAGCAACATGGTCGAATTCTCGGCCGAGCGGGCGCTGACGGTCGCCAAGGGCGTGAACGTGATCGTCAAATCCTGGAATGGCAAGCAGGCGCGCGCGTTTACCCGAGGGTATCCAAGTGCCAAGCCGGTCGGCACGGGCAGCAACGTCCAGCAATACGTGTTCGTCCGGCCGAACCTGACCGAAGACCAGGCACAGCAGCTCGCTAATCAGTTGTACGCGGAGATCGTCGCGCATGAGCGTACGATCGACGTGACGCTGCCGGGCGACTCGGTGCTGACTCCGCGCGTGCTCGTGCAGTTGACCGGGACGGGCACCGGGTATGATCAGACCTATTATCCAAACACCGTCAGGCGGACGGTCGGTCAGGGTGGCTACCTGATGCACCTTAGCGCCAAGAATCACAGTCCGCAGACGGAGGTTGCCGCACCATGAGCGCGGATCACCTGCTGAACGCGCTGAAGCTGCACATGGCCAGCATGGATGCTCAGGCCGGACGAGCCCGTATGGGTGTAGTGCAGAGTTACGATCCGAATAGCGGCACGGCGAAGGTGCTTATCCAGCCGGAGGGCGTGCTGACGAGTTGGCTACCGGTGCTGTCGCAATCGGTGGGTGCAGGCTGGGGGGTTCACACGCCGCTGGCAGGTGGCGAGCAGGTGCTGGTCCTGCCGATGGAGGGCGATGCCGACAACGGCGTGATTGTCGGCCGTGCCTGGTCGGACCAAATGCAGCCACCCCAGAACCCGTTTGGCGGCACACTCGGCGCCGCTCAGATTCTGCTTCTCGATAAAGGCGGGTCGGCGCTGCTGCTTGATGCGACGGGGAACATCAAGGTGAAGAATGCCGCCGGGGCCAGCGCGCTCATCGAAAGCAATGGGCAGATCGCGCTAACCGATGCCTCTGGCGCCTCGGTCGTGCTGAGCAATAACGGCACCGTGAACGTCAATGGCACGCTGGCGGTGAGCGGCGACATCATCGACCTGAACAACGCGCATGGCTCGTTGCAGACCCTGCGCGCTGCCTATAATGCCCATGTCCATCCGGGTGTTGAAGCAGGCGGCAGCAACACTGGCACAACTGACGATCCGGTGCCCTGATGGCAGATATCTCGCACGTGGTTGGCTTCGATCTCGCGCTTGGGCCGACCGGCGACCTTGCGGCCGTAAGCGACCCAAGCCTCGGCCAGCAACGGGTTCTGCGTCGGCTTCTGACCAATTCGGGAGACTATATCTGGAACCTGACTTATGGCGCCGGGCTGCCGGGCATGGTCGGCAAGCCGGCCAACCCGACGGCGATCCAGGGGCTCATCACCTCGCAGATGCTTCTCGAGTCCGCTGTGGCGCAGTCGCCGCTGCCGCAGGTCACCATTTCTTCCGATAATGGCGGCACTGTCTATGCCTATGTCCAGTATGCCGATGCCGATACCGGGCAAAC